GAATTTAAAGGTAAAGAGTTTGAGGTATTAGGTAAAATTAAAAAAGAAACTACTTTAGACGTGGACATTTGGGCTGCAAGATCTGTAGCGCAGGTGTTTGATAGAATAGGTGTTGACTACCCACGGACACCGAAAAGCGATGAGCCTAGCTTTACCCAAAATTGGTTAGTGAACTGTGATAACCCGATAGCGCAACTAATAAGACAAGCAAGAGAAATAAATAAATTCCATTCCACATTTATAGACTCGATTCAACGTTATGCCCACAAAGGTAGAATACACTCAGAAATAAATCAATTGAGATCTGACCAAGGTGGAACTGTTTCAGGAAGACTTTCATATTCAAATCCGAATTTACAACAAATTCCAGCAAGAAACAAAGAATATGGAGATAAAATTAGAAGTTTATTTTTACCTGAAGAAGGTAAACAATGGGGATCTTTTGATTATAGTCAACAGGAGCCAAGACTTGTAGCGCATTATGCTGCAAGTGTTGATCAGCAATTTACGGGAGCTGATGAATTTATTGATGCTTATAAAAACGAAGCTGCAGACTTCCACCAAATTGTGGCAGATATGGCAGGAATAAGTAGAACTCATGCTAAAACAATTAACCTTGGTTTATTCTATGGTATGGGTAAGGCTAAATTAGCTAAGGAATTGGGTATTTCTAAAGACAAAGCAGAAATCCTTTTAAATCAATACAATTCTAGAGTGCCTTTTGTTAAAAGATTAGCAACTGAGGTTACTAATTCCGCTTCAAAATATGGCTTTATTCGAACAATAAGGGGTCGTAAATGCCGATTTGACATGTGGGAGCCTGCTACCTTCGGAATGAATAAGGCAATGCAATATGAAGAGGCTAAAGCAATATATGGAAATAATATAAGAAGAGCCTTTACTTATAAGGCTTTAAATAGATTAATCCAAGGTTCAGCAGCAGATCAAACTAAACAAGCTATGATTAATTGCCATAAACAAGGTTATCAACCCCTCCTACAAATTCATGATGAATTATGCTTTTCTATAAATGATGATAGTGATATAGTGGGAGTGAAGGAGGTGATGGAAAATGCGATCGAAAATCTCAAAGTCCCCTTCAAGGTTGACGTTGCACTTGGACGAAGTTGGGGCGAAGCAAAAGAGTAAAGATATAGTTTGTAAGAGGTGTAAGGACACCGGACAAATAGAAACTTGGTATGATGCTTCAGAAAAACGTAAAATTATTTCTGACTGTCCTGTTTGTCCTCCTCAGATAAATCTTCATCGTCTTCGGACTGCTGGTCTTTAAAAAATTCTTCTCGAATTTTTCTTAGTTCTTTATAGTGGTTTGGATGTTTCCATTCGTATGACATTTTTTGCTCCTTATTTTTTTTTATTCACTATTATACCACGAGCAAATTTTCACTTTTTTATTTTATTGAATAGTAGACGACCACCGGGTGCAGGGGTTTAACTCTAGCTGCGACACTGAATGCTTTTCAGCTTTTTTTGGCGGATAGATACCCTAGGTAATAAATTGAATTTTTGGGGCTACTTAACTTGCTATGCTAAACTTTTGAGTTTGTTCAACAGCATTGTCTATTTGCTTCTTCAGATCATTAATTTTAATTGAAGTCCATTTCATATCTTCAACGTGACCCTCCGATGCTTGCTTCGCCCATTTGTGTTCTAAGTTCAGTTTCTCCTGAACTACTTGTTGTAAGTTTGACATCTTTTTTATCAACCTCCTCAAATGTTAGGAACACTCTGTTAGGATCAAAGAACCCTTCATCGGTTCCTACAATTTCTCCTGACTCTACTTCTGTAGCAAACTTGTCAAGAGCCGCCTTATCGTTTTCGGCCTCCAATATCTTATTAAAATACATATCTTTGTATCTTGCTTGGACGCGATATAGCTTCATGTAGTATTATATATCAAAATAAGTGCACATTGCAACTATGTGACTACTTTAGGTTTAGGTTTAGGAACTATCAATTTTGGTGGTTTTGGTAGGTTTATTTCTCTACATTCAAATTTAACTACTAATTTTTCACGTTCTACCTGCTCTTTATCCAATTCTTCTGTCTTTTCAAGGCCTCTAAAGGTGTTATGAGCAACCCTATAGCCAGTAGCTACACAGTCAGAATAATTATCAAATTGATACCCTGGAATAGAGCTTTGGGGGCACATTTGTGTAATAGTGCTACAAAGGTAGATAACTAATACAAATTTGGTCATAAAATCCTATAATATCCTATAACATTTTTTCCTTGCATATCCCATTAAAATGTTTATATAAGATGCATGTTTTTTAAAAATACTAACAAAGAGGATACCATGAAAACAGAAGAAGAGAAAGCTGCAATGACAGCTGCTGAAAAACTTGGTGAAGCTTTAGTTTTAAAGCCCGAGTGGGAAGTTAAACCTAAAATTGTAACCATGACTCATGTTTTTTCAGTTGAGTTTAATGAGTCAACAAAAGAATTACAACTTGAAGTAAATGGTGATGTTTACCAAACTATAAGATGTAAAGATATTCTAAATGGGAAAATTAAATTTCATAATGGTTTAAATGAAATCATTAATAAGTTTAATTTGTGGAGGTATGATGAGCCAAAATCTAAAAACTAAATCATATTCCATGGTTTTCAATACTTGGGCAACGAAAGTTGATCAGATTTTATCTGAAATTCCAAGAACCAACATAAGTGGTGAACCATTAGAATATTCGGATCACGAATGGCAAAAAGGTTTAAAGCAACTCCAACAATGTCATATGGAATTTGGAGACATGCCTATTTATCCATTCAATGAAGTGATTGCGAATAAATTAATTGAAGACCAACTGGAGGGTTTGAATGAGCAACCAGATCATTAGTTTTATATTCATACTCTTTTTATTAATTCTACCACCTAAAATATTGTTAGCTTTAGTTGGTGGTCTTTTATATTTAATCTTGTATTAACCAAAGGAGGGCAATATGACAAGAGCAGTAAATAATAAATTTTTTGAAACTAGAGATTACTCTATGTTCAAAAAAGTCCGAGGCAATAGACCTGTGGACGAATCACATGTTAAGCAATTAAAAAAATTAATTGCTGATAAGGATTTAATGGATCCTATTCGTGTGAACGCAAACAAAGAAGTGGTTGATGGTCAACACACATTACAAGCAAGAAAGGAATTAGGTTTAACAGTTCCTTACATCATAATTAATTCTGATGATCCGCTTGATGTTGCAAGACTTAACCAAGGTAGAAAAAATTGGTCGATGGAACATTATCTTCATCACCACTGTGCCAGAGGCAAAATGGATTACAAAATTTGTAAATCCAAAATGCAAGAGTTTGGTCTACCTGTATCTGAAACAATAATTTTATTGTTAAAGTTAACTTCAAAATGGAGAAACATTCACGAGCAATTCAAACGTGGGGATTTTAAAATTCCTGCTGGTGGAATTACTAATTGTGATAGGATAGGTAGCCAACTGATGGCTCTTAAAAAATATCTTTTAGGTATGGATAATACTGAAAGAAGAATTAAGAGACAAATGGTAACTGCTTATATTATAGCAGATAGGCATCCGAAATTTAGTTATGATAGATTTAAAAATGCTATTAAGACTAAATCGGCATGGTTATTAACTGGAACATCAGCTAGAGATTATTTAGCGATTTTTCAAAAAATATATAACTCTGGTTTAAAGCCAAACAAGAGAATAAATCTTCTTGATTTTTTTGATACCAGAGAATATACACAGGAATAAGGAGAAACAATGGACATCACTAAATGGAAATCTTGTGCAGTTGATATCGAATCATACACTCTGATAAGGGCGATGGGAAAGGCAGGTTTTAGAAGACCTGGAAGCATGATCGCTAAATTAGTTGATGAAGAAGTAAGGAAGATAGCAAAAAAGGAGGGGAAACCTTACGATAAGATGAAAGAGAATTTACTCATTCAAGGAAAGAAACTCTTGAATGGTAAATAAAATCCTAGGTGTGCCCCCGGGAGACTGGGGGCATTTATTCAGAAAAGATATGAAAAAAACAATCGAAATAAAACTGACTGAAAACGAAATTATAATACTTATTAATGGTTTAACAGTAAGAGCATTGAGTGATAATCTGGATGAACAAGATAAAGCTCTTGGCAGAAAATTATCTGCAGCTTTAAAAGAGTTAGAAAATTCTAAAAAATAATATTTGACATAGATCAAATATTTTTATATTCACAATATAACGTATTCCTAAGCCTAAAATGAAAAGGTGAGGCTTTCAAAACACCTTATTTCCAATTAACAACGAACACTAAAATTAACTTAAAAATAAGGAGATTTTTGTGGGTGAAAGAGCTGCTAAAAGCAGTCCAGAAGCATTAGAGCAAGCACTACAGAAGCTTGTATTAATAAGTCCTAATAAAAAGACTTATGACGAGCTGACTAGTTTAATGTTTCAGTTGTATTGTGGAAATGACTTTGGTTTAGGAAATTTCAGTTTAGCATTCCTTGATAAAATCGAGGAGTGTTGGCGTACCGGTAGAAAAAAAGCTGCACAAGCTAAAGGTTTAAAACTGGTTGTCAAAAATGCTTAACCACGGTGTAATTCCACATCCATTTTTTCCCACATCGTGGTTATGCAGATGCTTTTTGATAGTAGATATAATAAAGCAGCCGTAGATTTTTGTAAGACTTTAGATGGTCATGAAAAAACTAAATTTATGGTCGAAGCGTATGAAGATTATCTTTTTTCTGTAGAACAGAAGTCTCCTAGAATTATACAGAGGCAGTTTCGTGAGTTATTCTCCAGGCTTGTTAAAAATTTTGGGCACTGATATTGCAGTTGAGCTTATAAAAGAAAATAAGTCTCCAGAACAGAGACTATTTCAAGCGGTGATTCTACAAGCTTTTGAAGATGCTTTGACCACCCACGGGAGTAAACAGGAATCTTACCTTAAAAAAGATGCTCATGATTGGTTTTTAGCCTATGATAATACTTTTAATGATATTTGTTGGTACGCAGGTTTTGATCCAGAATTAATTTATGAAAGATATAAAAAATTAATTGAAGAAAATAAGGTAGTATTTACTGAGCTGCAGAGATCTTGGGTTAAATATAGAAGTTTATATAAAGATTACAGAGCTGCTAAGAGTTCTAGTGAAAGAAGAGGGATTATGCTTAGAATTTGTAAAATTAAAATAAAATAAGAAGCACTATTACTGTCACGGTGGCCGTATGAATTTAACCCCTGGGGGAATTTCCGAGAGCATTAATGACTTAACCATGACCCCCAGGAGTTTCTTTTAAGTTTACAATTAACATAAACAACAATCAGTATACACGGATACCGGACAATGGACAACGGATAAAGGTTAGAATAATTCTAAAGTAAAATATACTATATAGATTATCTAGACCCCTGAGCAATAAAAAGTACCCCAGGGGGTCAAACAGGTGTCCCTGGTGTCCCTAAAGTGTTATTAGTCAATTATATCAATGCTTTTAATCAATTTTAATGGTGTCCCTGTGGTGTCCCTGTGGTGTCCCTAGGGACACCACTCTTGCGGGAACGCAATCGGAAGTTTTTTGGGTACTTACTTTGTGATGAAATAATCTATATAATAAAAAATCATGATGAAAAAACTTCTAGAGTCTGGGTATAAGATAGCTGCTACCAAAGAAGGTAGAAAGATGGCCAAAGAGGCCTTCCGTAAACTATATAAAAAACATAAATCTGAGATAAAAAGAACCAAAAAAACTCAAGGTGCTGTGCCTACAATTCCATATAATTTAAAAAAAGCAGATCTTAAAGCAAAAATTAAAGGAACTAAAATAATCACTAAAGCAGACATTAAAGCTAAACCAGGTCTAAGACGTAGAATTATATTAAATATTGAAAAAAGTAAAAGATCTAAATCAAGACACCAAAGTCCTATTGTATATGGCAAAGCTTATGCATCTGACAAAGCAGGCAAGACAATGCAGATT